GGCCACCGTCCTGTCGGGCACCTCCGGCGCCCTTTACTACAAACCAGCCGGAACTTCTGTCACCACCCTCACCGCTTCCGCCTTTCCTACCACCGGCGGCAACATCACTGTTGGTGCTTACCTGGGTTTCCGTGTCAACGACCCCGTTACCCTGGCCTACCCTGCTGGAGCGACCACCACTGGCGCGATTGCTGCTGGTAATTACTACGTGTTGACTTATTCAGAGTCAACCGGCGTAATGACCCTTAGCTCCACGGTGGGTGGTTCAGAAGAGACCGCAACTGCAGCACCCACTGGCTTTGGTTCCGACTTCGCCAGCATCACTTATACGGCTGTTGAAGTTGTCGGTCAGGTGCGTGACTGGAACTTTGAGATCACTCGTAGCGAGATCGATGTTACGACTATCGGTCAGACTATTACCGGCACTGCTCCTTTCCGGGCTTATATCCCTGGCTTTGCTGACGGTTCCGGCTCGGCCACCGTCTATACCACCGACGACGACACCCTGCTCGCCAGCCGTCTGATTGAGGACGTTATCCAGCGCGAGCAGAACGGTGCAACGATGAAGCTCTACATCGACCGCATCATGAACGGCGCAAGTGTGGATGAAACCGCCAGCCGTTCCATCGAAGTTCCCGTCATCCTGACTTCTGCCAGCTTGAGCGTGAACCCCGACGACGGTCAGAGTGTGGCTATCAACTTCCGTCCCAGTGCCGCCCCGAGCTTCGACTTCACCAAGTCCTGATAATCTGATACAAGCAGGCGCATCAAGCCCCGGCAATGCTGGGGCTTTTTTATTGTTCTTCGCTACAGTACAAACACATACACTTGTATTCCATGCCGGTCCCAGTTCGCGCTATTGACCGCCTCCGCAAGGCCGCGAATCTCGAACCAGCCAAAAAGGTTGTGGAACTTTCTGACGGCACAACATTTGAAATGTGGTCTACTCCTTTGACCATGGCTGAACGCGAACGCGCCCAACGCCAAGCCAAATCCGACGATGCTGGTGCGTTCGCCCTTCAACTCCTAATTACAAAAGCTCTGGACGAAAACGGCAAGAAGCTTTTCGCCCCTGGAGAAATCGACATCCTCAAGAACGAGGTCAAGGACAAAGACCTTCAATCCCTGATGTTGGCCATCATTAGCGAGGACGAAAACGCCGAGGAGATGGACCCAAACTCCTAAGTGCGGAACTTCGCAAAGACAACTGGCTCATGCTCCAATTTGGCGTCGCCAAAGAGCTGGGCATGAGCTTATCCGAAGTCCGCACCACAATGACCCCCGAAGAACTCCTCGGCTGGAGCGCTTACTTTAAAGTCCTCAACGAGGACCAAGAGAAGGAGATGGAGAAAGCCAGGCGTAGGCGATGATTTTAGGTGCCTAGAATAAGGCATGACCTAGTGGCTGTGGATCGTGGCCTACAGAGCTGAAATTGAGATAGGCGTAAAGGGCGTCCAAGAGCTAACTAAGCTACAGAAAAGGCTAGAAGGTACGGCCTATAAGGTTGATGAAATTAACAGTAAGCAGGCTAAGGTATTTGGCGGTTTAGCTCAGAGCATAAATAACTATTCAAGACAACTTGCTTTGGCTGATAAAGCGCTTAGTGGGGTTGCTGCTGGAACAGCGCAAGAAGCCCGTGCGGTAAGTAATTATGTTAGCGCTATGGGCAATATGAACGCTGCCCGAGAAAGACAGAACAAGCTTATACAAGACGAAATAAATATTCGGCAACGCGGTGCTTTATTAGGTCAGTCCTCTCCCGTAGCAGGCAAAATTCAGCGGGATAAGGATATACAATCTGACAGACTTAAGCTTGAGCGAGCTTTATTGGACCTTGAAAAAAAGTCTGCTGCAGAACTAAGTAAAAAGGTACAACTTCAGGAGAATCTAGTAAAGGGAACTCGTGAAGTATTAGAACTTGCCGCTGAAGCACAAAGAAAGCAACAGTTTAGAGCAGGTAAGTCAGGCAGCACCCAACTAGGCCCACTGGCTGGCCCTGGTGCGTTTGGATTCCCTGTCGCGCTGCCCCTTACTGCAGCTGAACAAAAAGGGCTGGAAATAGCGGCTAAAAAACAACAAATCTTACAGAGAACAGTTAAGACGAGACAGGATCTTGTCGGCCTTGCCGCCAATTTACAAAGGCTTGAGACACGGACTACCGTAGCTATTGCCGATGCTAAAAGAGAACAGCAACAACTAAACGACCAAAAACAACGTGCTCTTCAACTTAGCGAAAGGCAGTTACAGATTTCAAAACAAGGCGCTCGCCTTGCCGGAAGGTTCAATGACATCAGAGGGGCGGAAAACATACCTGGTAGCCCAAAATTTATAGAAGCCCAAGCGCGTCGTAGAAAAGAAGCACTCGGCAGCGGCATCATCGGTGGAGCGTTCCCACTTCTCTTCGGCCAAGGTATAGGCGCTGCAGCCGGCGGTGGCGTAGGTGGTGCGGCTGGCGGTTTAGTAGGCGGTCAATTCGGCTTCGGCCTCTCGCTGGTTGGCACGGCACTTGGCTCCTCATTTGATGCTTTAGCTAAAAGCGCGGCAGAGTTGGGTGCTGCTTTGGATTCAGTTACAGGTGATGCCAGTGCTGTAGCAAAAGCTGCCGGTCTAACCGGAACTGACTTGGGAAGACTTATAGAAAATTTAGAGCAAGCCGGCGACAAAACTCAGGCTATGGCATTAGCTACTCAAGAACTAGAGGAAATTGTCGGCAAACAGGGCGTGAAAGCTCTGCGTGATTTTAGCGCCACAACCGAACAGATGGGGCGAGATTTAGAGGCTCTAGCAACACGAATAAAAGCTCTTTTTGCAGGGATAGCCAATGTAGTTTTCCCTCCAGAAACCACCAAGAGACTAGAAGAAACTAAGGCAATAGAACGAGCGCGTAGATCTAACGACCCAAAGGTACAACAAGCCGTAAGAGACTATTTTGATCAAAGCAACTTTGAGAATTTGGGGTTAAAAGAAGGCGTAGATGCCCGATTAGCGGCTAGGCAAAAAATACTCGATCTTGTTAAACAGCAACAAGATGAAATGCTGCGCATACGTTCGCTAACGGAAGATGTAGCTCAAAAAGAACGCGAAAAAACAGCTGAACAAGAAACATCTCTTTCCATCGCTAAAGCACGTTTAATAGCAGAGCAAAATAACGGAGATATCTTAAATGCTACTGTTGAGGCTTCTTTGCGTGCTATTGCTGCAGAAGAAACAAGGCTAGAACTCGTGAAAGCCGCTGGTGATGCAAGACTCATTGAGCTTGCACTGATTAACGCGGCGACAAAAAAAGCGGAAATTGATAATCAGATACTTGCTGCCCGCGAAGCACTTTCACGTAAAGCAGCCCGAGCAGAGCGCAAAGCGCCCGAGAGTAAAGCGCTATCTCTTCAGCGCCAAATTGCACAGGAGCGACTTAATGTAGCTGAGATTGAGAACAAAATTCTTAACATAGGTCAAGATAGGCTATACGTTGCACTAGAAGAAGCACGGCAGATCGAAACGCGCAAGAACGCGCAAATACAAGCTTTGGAGTATGCAAGGCAGGACGCTCTAAACAGAAATAAAGTCAAGGGGGACGAAGCCTTAATTAACGAGCTTTATGATGCTCGCCTTCTAAAAATTAGAAATATTGCAGAACTAGCTTCTGCAGAGAACGATGTTCTAATCGAACGCATCGCACTGGAACGCGAACTAGCAAAACTTGCCGGTGAACGCGAAACTGAGGACATCGGCATCGGCCTTAACCGCCAAATCGGCGCAGTAGAGCGCCGCATCAGTAGCCCGTTTGGCGGCCAAGATTCGGAAATGCTGGAGCTACGGATTAAGCAAGTCCAAAGACAAGAAGACGCATACCGCGCCCTGGATCGACAAATTGACGATGTAAACAAAAAGCTTGAGAAGGACGAGAGTAACAAAATTCTTCAAGACGAACTCCTTCTTTTGGAAGGAAGGAAGCTCAAATACAAGGAGCTACTCCCCGTTCTCGACCAAGTCGAGCAAAAAGAACTTCAAATGCAGCAAACGCTGCAGAAGCTCCAACCGTTAACTAACGCCCTCAGTCAAGGTCTGACAGATCTGTTCACCGGTCTTATCGATGGGTCGAAGGATGCCCAAGAAGTCTTTGCTGACATGCTGAAAAGTATGGGCCAAGCACTGATCCAACAGGGTGCAGTGATGATTGCGCAGTATATCGCGATCGGCATCGCCCGTTTGTTTGCCTTAGGCGGCAGCAGAGTCGGACCAGAAAACTTCAACCTCCAAGGTTTTGGCCCTCTGGCTCCTACGCCTGGGGCCGCCTTTGCCGAGGGTGGTTTTGTCACCGGTCCAACCCGCGCACTTGTCGGGGAAGGCGGTCAACCCGAGTACATCATCCCCGAAGACAAGATGCGCGAAAGCCTGGAACGCTACTCGCGGGGTGCTCGCGGTTCTGCTGTCATCCCGCAAAACGGGGATACCGTTTCAACAGGAACTGGCAATACAGCCGTCGCATCCAAGCCGATCGACGTGCGTTACACCGTGGAACGCATCAACAATGTCGAGTATGTCACCGCTGATCAGTTCCAGGCTGGTATGAAGCAAGCAGCTCAACAAGGTGCAATGCAAGGTGAGCGTCGTGCGCTGACTACGCTTAAGCAGAACACTACTCAACGCAGGAGGATTGGTCTCTGATGTCAGACTCAACTCTTGCTTTTGCCCAT